AAAATCCCCTGCACTACAGCGTGGTCAGCTTTGTTTTCTTTGCCTAGTTTGGCAACGACTATTGCTAGCAGACCAAAACTACCAGTAACGACAGCAGCCCAAACAGCATCCATGTCATACGGCTTTCGTAGCGAGATGCGCTACAACTGCAGCCGGAACTTTGTTTCCCTGGGTGTATCGAATGTGCCACGGCTCCGACTGGACCTCGTGCGAGAAACCAAACAAGTGTTCGTTAGCCAACATCCAATCAAGCGTGTGACCCTTAGCGTTAGCCACATCTACGGCAATGCCAAGGTTGTGCTGGGACTTACCCGGTGTAGCCAAACAAGCCTGACCTTTTTTGAGATACCATTTCTTGCCCTCAAAGGTGCGTGTGTCTGGGTTGCCGGTGTCTTCTAGTTGGTACCTTAAAAAAAATGCTTTGGTTTGTAATTCCAGTGTGCGATATGTGTCGCCGCTGCTGGTCGGTCTCAATTTGATACCAGCTACGCTTGCTGCTTCTACCATTGCTTCCCAAGCGTCAGCAGCACAATGGTGGAGTGTGCCACCCACGGTTTGGCGTAGTTTTTCTGCAGCTAATTTGCCTGGGACAGCACCTTTTAGGTGACCGCAAAGCTTTACTGGTACAACCGGGTACGCCATAGTTTTACTTGGCTGGTTTTGCGCCGAACGCGCTGTTGATTTCTTCCATTGTCAACTTGCCATCGAGTGATGATTGCGCTAACTTTTGAATAACGGTTGCACATGCAGCAAAACCAGCAAGCACAGCCGACTTCCAAATTTCCAACTCGGGTGCAATAACGGCACTGCCGCCGACGATAGCTAACGCTGAGGACAGGAACACTGCCACGATACGACCTGCGATGTCTTGTGCTTTTTTCATTCTGATTCCTTTGTGCTAAGAGTTAATGCTGCGTGTAATACCAATGATACACCAACCACCCAGATCGCTTGCCGGAGCGTTGGGCCCGACAGGGTAATCAGGACTAGGCCTGTGCCTGCGTATGTCCAGGCGTTGTCTTTGATGAGGTTGACTAAGCGTTTCATTTCCTTTTTATCTTACTACTTGCTGCCGTGAGGGTTGTCCCTGCTGCAATGGCGATGAGGGTTCGTCGTTCTCCTACAGGGATATTGGAGCCTGTTGGCACATAGTCGTCGAATCCGCCGAAGATGTCTATGGTTTGTTCAAACACTTTTTGGACAGCCAAAGGGGCACCCTGAATAGCTTCTGTAAGTTCAGCTATTTGGGTGTTATCTAATTCGGTTACATCGATGGTTTCAAAGATTTCGGTGGCTTGCTCTTCAGTGATGACGGCCAAAACTTCAGGGTTGGAAGCCAAAGCTTCGGCTTGATCCGGTGTTACCGCGGTAGCAAGGATCTGGGCAATAAGTGCTACTGCTTCTTCGGGAGCTAGGTCTTTGATGGTGTCCACAACCGCGGTGAACTCCTCTTCCGTTAACGGTACGTCTGTGTCGCCAGCGTCTAGGAGGGCTTCTATGAGTTCAGGTGGTAATTCAGCGATTACTTCTATTGGGAGCGTGTCAAGCGTTTCTGGTGCGTCTATTGGCATGTCTGGTGGCAGAGGTATGGTGTCTGGTGGCTCTGGTAGTAGCCCGACAAACGGTAGCGTATCGGGTGGATAAATAGTAGGGTATGTGTCCACAGGGTAAGGCATTGTGTCTACAACGTCGGGTGGGAGATTTAATGTTTCTGGTGGATATGTTTCAATCTCTGGTGGTGGGGGCATGGTCTCTGGGATGGCTGGTATCACTATTTGTGGTAGAGGAACCGTTGCTGGCGGTTCTGGCATTGTTGGCTCTGGTGGGTATGTGGAAGTTGTTTGAGGTGTCGTAGTAGTTGATTCGATTGTTACAGGCACAGTCGTAGAGGGTGCAGTAGTAGTAGTGCTTGTCGTTGTGGTCGTGGATGAAGTTGTGGTTGTCCATGTTGTTGTTGTCTCCTGAATTGTTGTAGTCGTATCTGGGATAGTGGTATCTGGAACCGTGGTTGTAGTGGTTGTTAATCCATCCCAAAGAGAAAGATTGCTGATAGTTAAATGCCCTGGCTGGCAACAAGAGTCTGTGGAGTACTGACGAAACGTAAAAATGTCACCCTCTTGAACAGGTATTGAAAGCGAACCAGTAGCATTGTTTTGCTGAGTCAACTGAACATAATTTCCATTCACGGCGTACTGAGGTGGGTCGTACCATGCACCGTCAAGGGTTTGGTATGTCCAAGTAAAATCTATTGTGTCCACATCCGCAGGGATTGTGGTTTCAATCTTCACCCAATGCGCTTGACCGCTGCAACCACCGTAGTCAGGTCCGTGAAGAGTAATCGAAGTATCAACTACTTCAACAGAACCGTTGCATGCTTGCGATTGGCTGTATGTCCAATCTCCTGTAACGTCTGCTTTAACTGGTTGTGCAAACAGTGCGAGTATTGCTACTGGAGCAAATATCAGCCAAGGGGAGTAACGAGCCACGACAAGGAATCCTCGTTCCATTTCCAAGGACCATATTCTGTTGGTACTGGAACCGGGGATTCCCAATTGCCCAAACTATTTAAAGTCCATGACGGAAACGGTTGTGGTGTTGGAATGAATGGATTAGCAGAAACAAACTCATCTTTAATAGGGTCGTATGTATCACCAATGCTTGCATATATTTTGCGAATGTTGTTGTTGTAACTTGTTCGTTTGCAGACCTGACCACGAAAATTACCATACCAAGTTTCTGGGTCTAAACCTTCAATTAATTCTGTTTCATCTATTCCAACAATTACTTCTGTAACAATATTGTTTTTATCTAAAAATGCGTAATGTGCCATAATTAACTCGGAAACACTATCAAGCCAGTACCAGCAGTAAATTCATAGATTTTGTACCCACCTGTTGTCGTTGTTGGAGTTGTTCCACCACCAGTTTTCGTTAGACCACCACCGATAGAAACAAGGTTGGAAAATGTGTCAGCATACCTGATGATGACAATTCCGCTTCCACCGCCAGCACCAGACCAGCCACCGTAATCATAAAAAGCACCGCCACCACCACCGCCACCATAGTTTGCTGAACCAGCAGTTCCGATTGAGTTCGGCGTACCACCACCAACACCACCAGCACCACCACCACTAGTTCCAGTTGAAGGCGCACCGTTCTCACCCCAGTTAGAGTTGTATCCGCCACCGTTTCCACCACCACCACCACGACTGACAGAACTACCAGTTATGGAACTTGTAAGACCCACTCCAGGGTTGTGTGTTGTTCCATAATATGCGCTTGACCTAAATGTTGTTGCTGCACCTATGCCACCGCCTGCACCGCCAATGGCACCGCCACTATAACCAGCGTAACCGTAACCAGATGACAAACCGCCAGTTCCACCAGCACCGCCAGCACCACCACCAGTAGCAGTAATGGTACTAAACACAGAACTTGAACCTCCACCAGCGGCACCACCACCACCACCGACAGTTACGGTGACAGACAACCCTGTGCAAGTGAGTACCGCATCAAGTGACTGACCCCCACCATTGGATTCACCTATGACAGATGACCGCAAACCGCCAGCACCACCACCAGCACCAGAATAAGGACCAGCATTTGTTCCAGTTCCTCCACCACCACCGCCACCTAAGACTAAAAACTGAACGTCCAATGTTGCAACACTACCACGCCAATAACCATCAGCCTGAGCAGTGTTACCACGGTTGCCTCGAGGCGACAAACTACCACCACTTATCAATCCGCCACCTGATGTTGCTCGATTAAACTTCGGCACTCAGTACCCCTTAAGCAATTACGTTGACGTACCCAAAGATTGAAATAACGTTTGTTGTACCAGCCGCAGCTTTAACAGTCAAAGCGGTTGCGTTGCCTTGCAACAACAGACCAGGAACAACTAAGTACAAACCATTCTTGGTTTTGACGGTGTATTCAATGATGTCGTCTGGATCTGTGGTATTACCAAAACCAATACGCAAGGCAACGTCGGCCGTATGGTTGTTTTGTGCATATAACCAAACTTCGTGGATAGTTGCAGCAGTCGTTGAACCTGTATGAATTAAGGTTGGCGAAGTAGCAATAGCAGTTGCTACTACCTTAATTGCACGACCGGTATTGTTTGCGCTAAGAGGTATTTTGCTAAATGTTGCCATGTTATTTGTCCTTTATCCGAATACTTGTGAAATTAAAATTGGTTGGTCGTTTTCCCAAGCAGGTGTCTGCGTTGGAATTATTGCCCATGCTACACCATTCGTTGCTGACGAGTCAGCAGTAAGAACGTATGTGTTGGTTCCAACAGCTAAACGGTTAAACGCCGATCCAGTAGTAACCAACAAGTCACCCTTGGTGGTCATTGTTGCAGCCATGTTGTTGGCTTCATCGGCATCGTCAGCCGAGAACACCGGATAGATCGTTGCACCAGAACTGTGTGCTACCGCGGTAGTATCATCAGCACCGCGAGTCAACGTTAATGTTAGGCCGTTGATAGTTGCTGAACATTTTTCTTCAGACGAAGTACCTGGATCAATTACTACATAAAAAGGAACGGAGGCAAGTGATGGCCAACCCGTGTTGGCTGTGAGGGTCGCTGTAGTAGCAACGTTAGTGAGCGTTGTGGTAATTGTGGTCGATGCCGCAGCACCATTATATTGTCGTCTAGTTACAGCTGCCATGTTACCTCCATACTACACTATTTGATTTTTCATCGGATACTACGCATAATTACGACACACGTTCCGTCCCACGACCAGCCGGTAGCAATTTGGGAGCTATCCATTGGCTTCCATTGCAGGTTTTCAACAATAACGGAGTAGGTGTTGGCGCCATCTTGATAAATAATAACAGAAGGGTCACTTACTAAAGCCCTTAGCGCTGCCAATTCGGCCTCTACATCAAAGAAGTAATCTATGCCACGGACGCTGAGCTGTTTGTGCAGCAGAACAGGGACCGAGAATATCTCTGACCGCAGTGGGGCTACGTATGCCCTACCCATCCAGTGGTTGACCTTGGGGCCGCTAGTGTTGTTGGCTGCCCTGCTTAGGGTTAATTTGACCTCAACATCGTATAGATAGGACTCTGATCCGTTAAACGAGAAACTGCTTTCACCGGCAATGGATGCCGTTCCAACCGTGGCGTAACCCGTAAGATCTGGGTTTGCAGACAGCACCACTGTTCCCGCAAGTGCCTCGGTGTGCATGTCCCATTTAGGAACAAGCTTCTGGTCAATAACTCCCCAGCGGTACAGTCCTGTTTCTAGGGTGCCTGATGCAACTAAATTGGTTGCGTGCTCACAATAGACACCTGATCCGGTAACAGTAAACACAGGGCGCGTACCGTACAAACTAATTGAGGGCACTGCACCCTGTGCAGTTACCATTAGGTCTGACGCCCATGCAGGCTGGTTGGTGGAAATCTGTGTGCCAATGTCCATTCGACCAATGCCTGTTGACGTAGCATCAATATTCTTGTACGAAAACCAAACAAACCGTCCTTGTGAGGCAAACGCATCTACTTGACCAACCTCAATCAATGGTCCCACGACAAGGTTCCCGTTTGTGTCCGAAGATGCAAACCGAAACCCTGTAGTCGTGCCAATTAATACGTAACCCAAGTAAGAATCTAGCGCTGTAACAACTTCACCTTCAGGCAACTCGGCAGCCACAGTAGGAGCATCTAGTGCCGTAGCATCTGTTTTGATGGTGGTCTTATAGATTAACGATGTTTGTCCGGCGTAACCGGCTGCGTAGATATGGTTTTGTCCACCAGCAAACCCAACCCATCGCCAGCCGGTGTTTGGATGAGTAAACAACAACCCCGAAGCAGTAGTTCCTCCGGTAATAAAGTTATAAATTTTGTTGTCAACCGCACCCATCAAACGGCCTTTGGCGTATTTGATTTTGTTAAACGTATCCGTACCGGTAATGTACGCGCCAAACACAGTTGAAGAAGTGTTTGTCATGTAAATGCCACTACCGGCAAACGAGGCCCACACGTTGTATCCGTCGGTTGCCATTGAGCCAATATTGGCAGTAGGCATACCAGTGCACGGCGTAGAACTGCCAGCAAGAGTTGGGTAAAACACAACCGTGGTGCCCGAAGCTACATACAAACGTTGTGGTGTTGTGCCAGCAACGATAGATTGCAGTGTTGCGGCTGCATTAGACAGGATCTGAGTGGTGTCTTTCAACAACGACAAACTTCCGTTAGTCCATACATCTACACCTTTAGACGTATTAAATCGATACGGTTCAGCATCGGCTGTATCTGAATGCTTTTGTCCAGCACCGTAATGCCAAGACGACTGCGATCTACGCCAGAGTCCCTGAGAGTTAATAGATGCTTCGCCAGGTTCAGATGACTGGTCAACTGAGTCACGTACGCGATCGTCGTACTGGCGGGTGAATTCGCCAGACTTGCTGTCAACAATGTATGATCTACCGTTGATTGCTACCGGGAACACAAAGGGAACCAGTCCGGTGATCGAACCGCCCGAATAGAATGCGCCGCCGTTTTTGAATGGGCTTTTGAAATCGAGTAGCGCAGCCACACGTTAAACCCTAATTGTTAATGGGTATTGTTTTGCCAATTTGGCGGCTTCGGCAATGATGCGGTCTCTACGCAGTCTGAGTATATTGGCCACAGATCCACCTACGGCACCTGCGGGAACTTCGTCAGACCTACGGGTGTCTCCTTGTGACTCTGTGAAGTTGCGCTTAACTTCGCGAGGAGCCAACATACGAGACATCATTCCATACTCAAGAATGTCTTCCATGGACACTGGCAGGAATGAAACTGTTTGCAGGTTGTCGGTTGTAGTTGTAGCGCGCACAAACGGTGCACGATAACGGACTCGCAACGTCCCGGCCATGGTGCGTTGGTCTAGAGTAATGGCAAACGTTGAAGCAAAGTCTGCAGTTGGCAAATCGCGTGCCAACCTAGCCCCACGAAGCGCAACAAAATCGTCTGACAGGTACCGTAAGCGAACATCAATAAGGTCAATAATGCTTGATGCCGAAGGTATGTTGATCTGCCGATCGGATCCGTTGTATGAAAGATCAACAGTAATAACCCTGTACAAACCGTTTAGTGGGCTAGAAAGGTCGTCAATGTCTTGGTTTAAGACATCAAGTAGTTGTTGCTGTGGAAACCGAGGGTTGTATACAACAATGGCACCGCTGGTGTGCGCCGCAGCTGTTGTTCCGGCGTAAGCCCGTTCAACAGTAGCTGTTAGGGTTGTAGTATCAACCGACCAAACGTACATAAGTTCTGATTCAATTTCAAAAACTGCCCCAGCCCGAATAGAGTTCAGCGCGTATGTCATAACAATCGACGTGGCGGCAGAGTTAACTGTTGTAGCTAACTTGTTCCGTTCTTCGACCGTTCCCGACAATAGCTGTCGCGAAACACGGTTGATGAGTGCACCAGCGGTAGACATTTACTTTTTTTTCTCAGCCTTTTTCTTTGCAGGGCTTTCCATGCTTTCGTGCTTTTTCATGGCACCTTTGGACTTGTACTTTTCGCCTTTAGCAGACATGATTACTTGCCTTTCTTCGTTGGCTTCATCATTGGCTTTTTTGGGGATGCTGGCTTTGGCATTGGGGGTGTTGGCTTTTTCATAATGGTACCTTTCTATATGTGGAGCAAGCGGTCCGGGAGAACTCCCGAGTTTACTTGCCATTTTTCTTGTGCTCTTGACTCTACATTAGCACTTCCATCTATCTGCTTAGGTTGGGTTCCGTCTGCGCGCAACCTCTTGTATGCAGCCAAATCTTTTGACAAAGTAGACTCACGTACGTTTTCTGACCTGAACTTGTCACTGACTCCAATGGTGAGTCCGCTAATGCGACAAGCAAAGCATCCGTCTACATCTAAGGTTGGGTGTGTTTCTGCATGTTTCATGTGATGTTTGCTCCATATCCTGCCGCAACCAGGTCAGTATACTCATCTTCCGTGAGTATGTGTGCGTGACCACCATGAAAAACTTTGACGTAGTTGTCTGGTGACCATGGATCGTTCTCGGTAAACGAAAGATCGTTAAGCTGGTATACATTCTTGCCACGCTCAAATGGCTCAAAGCGCCTGCCTAGCTTGTTGGCTATCTTGTCTCCGTGGAGAAGCATGAACGGACCAACAAGTTCTACCGGTGGTCGGAATATGTGGAACTTGTAATGGACGGAGACCGCAGATCCAGTTCCCGAACCTGTTGCGGTAGCAAAACGTACCCGTGCACAAACTGTAACCGATGATTCCGTACCCGAACCCGACGCTGTACGAATATTGATAACAAGATCAACACCATCACCTGACCCAGTGCCTGAACCTGTTGCGGTGCGAGGGGATTTAATTAACCGATCAGCAGATTCCGTACCAAGACCACTACCGGAAGCTGTTCTAACGGGGGAAATCTTTTCTGCAGGGCCAAGATAGAACCGCCCACCACTATTAAAAGGAAAACTAAAATCGGTTAATTGATCTACGCGAACTTGTGATGTGGTAGATCCAACGCCCAATCCCGTGGCTGTGCGAAGGACAATGCGTACCCCTGTTGAATTTGCTGTGCCAACACCAGAACCACTAGCCGAACGAACCGGAACGCGAATGCGGACAGCGGTCTCACTACCAACACCGCTACCGGTACCTTGGCGTTGAGGCAATACGGATGCAAACGAAGAAGCAGTACCCAAACCTGATGCCGTAGCAGTAACGGTAATAACCGCACGGACACCTAGATAAAAACGCCCACCAAAACGGTAAGGAAAACTAAAGTCGGTTAACTGACCTAAACGTTGTTCGTAGTTGGTATGCGCAACAGATGCAGAACCATTACCAGAACCAGTAGCTGTACGAACTACCGTGCGAGCAGGAATAAAAGTACTGCGATAAAACGGATGGGTGTCAACAAACGGTTCGCTAAAACCTGTGACTAATGTTTGAGCCATGAGGGGTTATCCCCTAACGGCTAGTCGAGCGACAGCGTGAGAGAGGTGATCTGAAAAGTATCGCCGGCAGTAACCGCTGCAGACGTAGACAAAGCACCAGTCCACAAAGCATTACCTGCTGTAGACGCATCCCACATAGACCAATGCGTGTATGTTTCTGTAGCAGCCACGTTGGTCCACTCTAGAGTTGCTGAAGTAGCAATTGCACCCGAAGCAGCAGTAGCCCACGCAGCAACCTTACGGGTTGTCTCAGTAGCAGCAGCAGATGTAGCAGCTTCACCAGGATCGGCCGTGTGTAATTTTACATACACGTTTGTAGGAATGGTCCATGCGGACCTACCGGTTGTGTGATCAAGAATCTTTAACTCAGCGTAATTGGAGATTGACATAGAAACCTTTCGTCATCACAAGTATACACCAGAGGTGGCCGAGGGTTTGACCCCCCGACCACCGCAGTGATACTAACTTAGTTAGTGCCGATTGAAGATGAAGACTCAATGCGACGCAATGATGCTTCACGGAAGCGGCCGTAGCCACCCAACCAGTACCAACCAATTGGATTGAAACGCATGAGCGAGTCAACCACTGGGCCTCGGCGGATCTGTGGAACAGGTCCATTTCCATCAACAAATGAGTATGCCTTTGCCAATGCTTGGCGACCCATGATGTAGGTGTCATAGACGTCTACAGTGCTGGATTCACCCAAGTCCGTGCGGACCTTTGTGCGAGGGGTCTCAATAAAGCGGACCGACTCGAACGTACCGATTTCACCTGTGTAGATGTTGGCGGTGTCCATGTTGACGTGTGGAGCGTTCCACGAAGCGTTACCGGTCTCACGACGGAGATCGTACGAAACGTCTGGGTGGATAAAGCCAATGTAGTAACCGCTCCATGGGCTTACGTTTGCACCACGGAGTGCTGCTGTTGTCTTACGAACATCGTTCGCTTCGATAGTGTCTTCGGCTTGAACCGTTACACGGCTTGATGGGTTTGTTGAACCGCCACCACCGTAAATAACGTTGGTTCCACCTGCAAGAACTTCGCGGACAACTTCGTCCATTGAGCTTCCTGCGTTGTAGCCAATAAGGTTTGCAGCAGCTGCATCAACGTCAAGGAACGCTGTTCCACGCAACTTGGCAGTTGTGTTGACAGTGCTACCGTATTCAGTCAATGTCACCGTTACGTTGGAGTCAGCCATTGCGACAGCTGTCACATCTGATGTTTCTGTAAGTGGTGTGGTTACTGTTGCCAATTCACTGAAGATCGTGAAGATCACCGAAGAACCGGTCATTGCTTGGTTTGTTGCTTGAACGTCTGCTGCTTGATCGAACAGGAGTTCTGAACGGAGAGCAAAATATGCTAACCGGTCGTATGCCGCTTGGTCTACGCCAAGTGACGATTGCTGGGTATATGCCACTGTATTTCCTTTTGGGTAGCCCCAGAAGGTAGTGCGCCTACTGGGGGGTTATTTTCTGGCTTGCTCTGCGTTGTATTGAGCCAAGATCTGATTCACTTCTTGCTCATTTTTAGCGTTAGCCATCTTTTCGTTCCAGTCTGTAACTGGTTCGAACTTTTCACCTTCCCGAGATGCGTTATTCACCCTTGACCAAGCTTGCTGTTCGGCTGCCTGGACTGTTTCGCCATTGCTGACTGGAATGAGATTTGCTTCTTGGGCTGCTACGCGAATAGCTTCTGGGCTTAGATCTCCGTCGTAGCCCTTAACGAAATATTTTGCGCCAGGATCTGATGTATTAACACCAGCCTTAACGAAATTTAATTCGCGAGCTGCTCCTTCGAACTCCTTGGCTTTTGCCTCGGATGCTTTCAGTTGCTGTTCCACTTTGCGCAATTGAGCGCGCACTGGATCTTTCGTAACTTGGTCTTGGCTATCGTCCTCAAACTCTGCGTATGAATCTGACATGACCCGCTCCTTCTGCCCACATCTGACCGGAGGGTTCAGATGGCTGCAAATCTCGCCCCTATGTTCATGTCGAAGCCGGGGGGCTCTCCAACAGGTATCCCTTACGAGATGCTTAGTAATATATCACCGATGCACTGGTGTGTCAATAACCCTACTCGGGACCACCTACGCCGCTTTTTGTTGATCCACCAATTCCTTGGCTCTTGGCAAAACTTCCACCGCCTTCAAACTCAGCAACGCGTCGTCGTTGATTTTTTTGCAACTTCTTTTGTGCGTCTGTGTTGTATCCAAAACTAGCTCCAATCATTTCGTTTTGCGTTACAGACTCTTCACCCGCCAACGTTTGCTTAAGTTCACCAAGGGCGGCTACGTCAGAGAACCCAGCCTTGGCTTGCTCTTCTGTATAACCACGCTTAGCCAGGTCTGTGGCTTGTTCTCTGGTTAACTGCATATTAGCGCGCTCAAGCGAGGCAGCACCAATACGAGCCGTACGTTCTTGTTCTTTAAGCAATGGATCAGCTTGCTTTGGGTCAATAAAGTGAGCAACCAACATGCCTTCACTAATGCCGTAAAGCTCTTGCATTTGTGCTCTAACACTGGCTGGGGCATCATAAACAATGCTGCGTGCATAACCAATTCTGTCGTTGAATTCTTTAGCGTCAATATCACCGGCTATAAGGCTGTTAAGTGCCTCTTGGTTGTCGTAGAAACCTGTTGGCATATCGTTTGCTTTAAGCACGCGCTTGTACATTTCTTCCATAGCAATGTATGTAGAAGGACTTAGCTCTGCGTACCCTGCTGCTTTTCTACCAACGTTGCCGGCAAAACGAGTTTTCCAAGGTTCGGTATCTTTAAGTACATAAGCAATTGCATCTTCATTGGTGATGTCAACCTCTTTGTTAAGGTGCATATTCCAAAGGTCACCTGCAAGTGATTCAAGGCCGTACTTGCCAAGTATTGCTTTTATTGTTGCAAGTGCGTCTTTGCCTCCAGCCGGTGGTGCATTGCTACCGTCATCGCTACCGGGAGGGGGTCCTTCCCAACCAGTTGCTCCCTGGTCGCGTTGAATATCAACAATTTTAAAAGCGTTTTCGGCGTCGGCAATACTGTATTTTCCGCTCAGCATTCCAGCATGAACTTCGTCAAGGTACGCTTGAATTTTTCCAGTTACACGGCCACCAACTTTGTTATACAATGCGGTAGCTGCAGTAAAATCTAGTGGTGCACCGTTGCCGTTGCCGTTGCCGTTGCCAGTACCGTTGCCAGTACCGTTGCCAGTACCGTTGCCGTTGCCGTTGCCACCACCGTCATCAGGAACATCAATCATTGGTCCTGGTCCTGGTCCGTTCCAGTTTGGGTCGTTCTTCATTACCATTATTTAACCTTTCCAAACATGCGAGCTAACGACAAACCAATTGTTTGTGCATCAAGATTGGCTTGTTTGGTTTCGTTGTATCTCATCTTTGGGTCTGTTTTTACTTTAATTTCCCAATCAGCAAGACTCATTTGACCTTTTTCCATATTGCCAAGAGCTTGCGCATATACAGGATTGGACACATCTATAGCTGATTCCGGAAGTTCCAAAAGTTTGGCTGTAAGACTGCGGTAGCCACCAAAGATGTCATCAAGGGTTGACCCTCCCTGTATTTGCGCCTTTAAATGAGGGTACAATCCCATGGCTTGATCTTTGGCAGCTTGAGTAAAACTTTCTACTGATTGCGTTTTGTCTTTGCTTTCGGTGTCTAAACCGTAAGACCCGATAAGGGTGGCCTTTATTCTGTCAAGAAGGTTTGCTGGATTCCAACCGTAGCTTTTTGCAATACCAAACAGTTTGGCGGCATCCGCACCAGCGGCAATAGCCTTCATACCTTCGGTTGTTTTGCTTGTCTCGCTGTAAATAAGGTGAGAAAGACTGATGGAACCATCTGTGTAACCACGCATAAGCGCGGTTGTAGCAATGGATCTTAACTCTGCATCTGTTAACTTTAGGTCTCCATACGCGGTAGAAAGAGTTACCATTCGCTGTTTGATGGTGTTTTCTTTTTCCGTAGGGGACTGTAGTTGAAACGCCCTTTGAGCAGCAATGGTGTCACGGACATACGACGTAGCGCTAATCCTTGCTTCAAATGCAGCCTTACCCTCTACCGAGCTAAAGTCGTAGTGCTTCAGCTCAGGCTTGCGCGTATCGTCGGCAAGAACGTCAAGTAGTACGTTTACTAGATCTTCGCCAAACTCCGCAACCAACTTGGCTTTATCTTCAGCTGTGCCAAATAGACCCATGAACGCTGGATAACGGGATTTAATCTGCTCGGCACCAGTTGGGATAAGTGCTGCAGACCCATCTCCGGGATCTGCATCCTTAAATTTATCGACAGTCTCTGTGTAGAGTTTGGGGAATTTTATTTTTGACGCGGCTAAATCGCCAACAGTTTCACTGTTCGGGTGTAATTTGGCTACCGCATCAAGGAAGGCTTGGTCTGCTTTAGACATTACTTTGCTCCTTGTTTCTTAAATAGAATGTCCAATGCTGCACCAAGACCGTATGCGGCAGCCTCACCCGGTGCTGCTGCCTGAACTGCTGCTTCAGATGAAGAAGCAAGTGTTGGAGCCATAGCACCACCAGTTCCAGAGGCCGCGACTTGACCAGCACGGATGTTCTTAATTGCGGTGTCCATTTCTTGTTGTGTCAACGCACGACCAAGAGTGCTAAATGCAGCAGAGCGCAGGTACGAAGCCATGTCTTCTCTTGAAGAGTACGACGGGGCTGTACCGCTACCGCTAGATCCAATTTTTGGACCTTTCTTCATGTTTATAAGTTCGGCTTTCCATGTAACCATGTTGTTGTTTGAACGATCAAGAAATCCGGCTATAGCATTAAGATCTTTGGCTTCAACGCCACCTTTGCTTTTGGCTAGTTCTGATGGTTTGCTATCTCCGTAGTATTGGTAGTCTTTTAATGTTTCAAGAAATTCGGTAATAGCAGCACCTGTTTTGTCTTTATTAATAATTTCGTAATAAACGTTTGCTGCGTCAGCGCCAGATGCAGATGTGTCGTATATTCCACGGCTAGTCACATCGCCGTTTTCGTCGGTTAGATTGCTACCGGAATACCTTCCAAAACCAGATCCCGGGAGGGCCATGTTAACGCCGTATTTAATAGCACCGGCAGCAAGATTAGCCGGAGTAAGATTGACGGCACGTGTTTTGTATTCAGTTTTGTCAACTTGGGGCACAGTGGCATTTAAATTATCTTGATATGTTTTAACAAGTTCTGCTGCAGCCGCGGTTTCTTCTTCGGGTGTGAGTGCCACTTGAGCTTGTTTTTCGGCGTTTTTGTTGTTTTCTACGGTTACGGAATCAACATATTTTGTAAACAATTCTTTGTTTAACTGGTCGTCAAAAACTTGAGAGCTATTTGATCCTTTGGCTCTCCAGGCTTTCTTGAACGCTTCAAATCCAGCCGCGGTTACTTCAATTGGTGGTTTGGTGGTCATTAATCTTCTACCTCTTGGGAAAGCAATCTTTGCCAAATTCTATCAAAAGATGGATTTGTTGCAGCAAGGTTGGCTCCAAGTACAAACAAATCAGCCCTTGCGGAAGTCATTTTTTTAGACATTAATGTCGGTACGTTATTGGCATTCATCATTTCTGTGCGTGCTTTTAGCCACTGTGTAATTGCTGGAACGGCGGGATTCCATTCAACGCGTGGATCTTTTACAAGTTTAGCAAGTTCGGCAAGGTCATTGTAATGTTCGTTTGTTACGAATTCCGCACGTGGAGTAAAACCTGGGTATTGGTCACTCAATGCAACACGGTAGTTTGCAAGTATTTCTCTTTCTTTGGCGCTTGGATATTGACCCATTGCTAGTTTGGCTGCACGATACCTAGAGGAACCAAGACGAATATGGGCAAGCTCGATTAATCTTTCATCAGATACTGGTTCTCTCTTGCCTTCTTCCATCTGGCGTTCTTGAACCTTAAAATCAAACTCACCAAACGATGGTGCTAAGTAGTTTGCAGTACGTGAGTACGCCCCAATAAGGTCTTGGTTGTTGCGCTCCCAGTCACCAAAATCGTCCGTTGCTTCTAAACCTTGTTGTTTTGATTCGCTTTTTGAGGATATATACAATGCGGCGTTTTCTCCATGCAAACCAATAAATCGCCCAACTGCAGAATCGTAATCATCTTCCTGCATTGAGTGAAACTCTTTAATAAGCTCTTTTACATACACATCTCCTCCGGGCAGATCAACCTTAAACTCCAACCCACCGGAGGTTGGACCAAAGAATTGTGACGCTGCGCGCAAGAATGTAAGCCACCTAGCCTTTTTGGCAGAAACATCCAACAAACGTTGTTTATCTTCTGGTTTGGAAAGATCATATTTGCCTGTGGTGGATTCAGCTCGTATGGTTTCTAAATTTGTATTGGCGTAAATACCCGCAGTCCATGTTTCGTTCTGTGCCCATGCATCCTGCACTTTTGCTATCCATCCAGGCATCAACTCGCCAACGTCCTTTGTTTTGCCATATGGAAGCAGCATCTGAAGTAGCTCATCATTCTTTGGCGTGCTTTTAATAAAATAACTGGCAGCAAATTGCGCGACTGGCCCAATACCTGGGTACACGTTGATACCTTGCGACAGACGTTTTACGGGGGCTGACAGACCAGCAGAATACTCAGCACCAAACACCTGGGTTAGTGCTCCAGATAGGGGAAACATAAACATCAGTTCGTTTGTTTGTGGATCCCGATAGAACATCCCACGACCATCCATGTCTGGATCAGCCTCTTCAAATGCTGTTTCTACTCGTTGAAACTGACGATACATATGGATTGGGTCATCCATTAATTTTCCTGAATATCTACCGATAACTTCGCTCCATGCGTTTCCAAACGGAACAATAACGCGCAGAATATCTTTTAAATTGTTGGTGTTTGAAGCATCAAAGAGCAGGTCTTCCATTTGTTTAAGACCAAGCATCTTTGCGTAGTCATCAACTTCGGCAATTGTGCCAACACCTTTGTGTGCTGGGTTAGCAACGATCGCTTCAAGCTTTTTTACTAATTGTTTGTTGCCAACAAACTTTGAGATGCTTACACCATCTGCGGCTGCTTTTGCACCAAGATCCCTGAGAATGGTTGCTGCTGCTGCATTACTTAAGTCATCTGTGCTATCAAGAATGTTCTTGTAGTAGAAGTGTCTAAAAGTTGGTGACCGCTCAAGATGCCTGCTAGTAAATTCGTTAAGACCATTGAAAAACATCCCGGTAGTTTTGTCCCAAGACTTACTTATTAATTCTCCTGGTTTGATATCGGCAATATCTCCACCACTTCTTTCGCGGGCAACAAGATGCGGTAGACCCTTCCCGGTGGTTTCGTCGTATAGTGAAGCGTTGTGAATCATTGCTTTTGTATATTCGGTTCCGCCCTTTACGCGTGTTAAAGAACCAGCTTCTCTAAATGGGACAACAACACCTTCGTTTCCGGAATTCATTGTATTGACCACAATACCTTTGACACCACCAGGGAGTGTTACTTCGATACCAATATCAACCCCACCAGCAACAACCGGGAAACCCCCAGTGTCAAGCATGTCGGAATGTTTTGCAGCAACGCGTCGAATTAAACCGTTGATTTCCGTAACAGGCGTTCTGTCGTAAGCAGCAATAAAACTCATTGAATCCATACCGCCAATATGTGTATTTGCGTTACCAACAATTACTTTGCGAGCGTAACTATCAAGGATTTTTTTAACTTCATCTACTCCGCTGGTGGCCATAACTTCATCTAAATCAACAACCGGCAAGCGAAGATGTTGCGCTGTGTTGTTATCCCACACTTCAATACCACTTTTAAATTTATTATTAATATCAGTAAAAATCTTTTTATCTTCCATGATTTTGCGCACAACCTGTGCTGCTATTGAGTCATCACTGGCGCCACTGGTTGCCATTCTTGCAACAATATGACTTAGCGGGTCTGCGTGAATTTTTTGTAACTGTTGCACCATGCCCTCTGTGTGATTTATCAATCCAGCACGTGGGTCTGATCTTTGGGCAACGTGCCAACTGTTTGTTTTTCGTGTGTGGTCTGCTACGTCTGCGGATGCCATGCCACGTACTCTGGCGGAACCTGATATGCGTTGCGCAAGTTCTTCGTTAAGTTCCTCAAGGGCTTTGTAGGCAGACCCTTTTGATCCACCCTTGCGTCCGCTTGCAGTAATTAAGTTGCCCATAATGTCGGTTTTATTGGTTCGACCAATGACAAGAGAAATATACTGCATTGGATGCAATATTCCAGAACCAAACCTAATGTTGGATGACCCAATGCCGGCTTGTGCCATACGCACTTGGGCATCAAGCATGTTGCGCATCATGTATCCACCGGTCATCAATGTGAGTGGTTTCCAAATAGCATTTTGGACAAGTTCTGTAGCAACAAACGGTGCCCGCATTTCTCCAGTAAGAACTTTCTTTTCGCTCTTAAGTGCTGTTTGGGCTGCTTGTTTGATCAATACATCGCCCATAACGGCAGGTGGAACTGTTGCCCCAACGTATGGTTTCATTAAAACATCAATTTCGTCCTGAAGTATTTTGTATTGTTTTCTATCGGTGATTATTTCAAGCTTGGTTTTTTTTCCAACAAATGCTCGCTTTGCAAATAACGTACCGCCGTCACTCTTTAATTTTTCTCCAGCGGCCTCAAGGTGTTTTGATATAAATGGATTGCGTGTTAACCGGCGTAGCTGCCGTGGGTCTGGCAATATGCGTGTTCTGTCCATAAAGTCAACGTGTTGAATTGCACTACCAAAAGAAAGGTTGTCTCCGTAACCGCCTCCGGCAGTGGACATTCTTGCCAACCATCCGTTTAATTCTGCTGGTAGTACATGTGCTTTGATAACTGGATTGTTCATTAAATCCCATGCAAAACCGTTGTCCGTGTTAATTCCTTGACGATTTCTGAGGTATGACCTCATAATGTCCATTGTTTCTTGTCCTTTGGTAACTGCCAACTGAGCGGCTTCTGGGGTTACGCCATTGGAAATAATTGATTTGGTTAAAAAATCATTAAATAAATCGTCTGTTTCTTTTGCGGCAACGTGCCCACCAACAGAAGATGTGGCTTCAACAGCTTTTCTTAAAAACGCATTTACGTCTTCCGGTTGTGCACCGCCGGCCCTAAGATTCAAAGCCATGGTTTTAATTGCGTGAGCGCGTTCTGTTGGAGTGCCAGTTAATTTGACCATTCTGTCCGGAAACTCAGCAAACAAACGAGATCGAGAAAATGGAGCCGTTGCTTTTTCCCTGATGGACATTTGAAGCCCTTTAACAGTGGTGTCAATAACTGGTGAACCATATTCATATCCGCCGGTCAACGCGGCAACAACTTGATCTTTTGTTGTAGCTTTGCTCAACATGTAAGCAACATCTGGGTCGACCTTTGAATTAAATGTTTCGGTAAAAATCTTTCCGGCGTCTGTCTCTTTAATCATTGAGTCAGTAAATTTGATGGCGCGTGGGTCACGTGTAAAGAAGTCGTTAAACTTAACAATGTCTACTTCTCCACCGGTAAGCGTTCTTGAAAGACCCATGTCTGCTGCCGCTCTTACGCTGGCCATTCTTGTGTCATCAATTGCTACAGCCAGATCCTCAAATAACCCAGCGCGCGATGCCTTGGACACAATAGGAATAACTTCTTCGGCAACTCTTGCCCCACGCAAACCGGCTCGAACAACTTTGGCAACACCTTTTGCTGGGTCTGGAATAGACAGCACTTTGATTACGTCAATTACTCCGGAGATGCGGTTGTACATAACCGTGCCTGGTGTTGAAACAATACTGGCCATGCCTCTACCAATTGTAAATGCAGATCCGTTTATTTCTCCTCGACGAGCACGTGCCTCTCTGGCCTGTGCTTCTCGCATTTGTTGGCTAATTATAAATCCTTCGCCTTGATCTTCGGGATGAGATAGCAATTGTCCAATTGATGTGGAGTCCCAGAATCCGCCAACTGGTTCTTCTACATATTCAATTGGTACGCCCAGGCCACCCAAAACCGTTGCTGCTGTGTAATCAACCATTTCGGTTACTGTGTCAAGTCCGGCAGTAATATAACGAAGTGGTTTTTTTGTAGTCATTAACCCGGCATGTAAAAGATCGCCTGTTGCAGAAAGTGGTTTTGCTGCCAAATCTGGAGTTACTGCTCCGCCAATCAGTTTTGCAATATTAAGTGCTCCACCCAAAAATCCAACTACTTTTTTTATTCCCGTACCCACAAACCCAAGTGTGTTAGCAGCGGTACTTGCGGCAACATTGCTTGTTAGTTGCGTACCAGACATGTAACCAAGCTCATCAATAGCTGCATCGGTTGCGTTGCTTTTAGCTAATGCCAACATTGTGTCTGGTTGTAACCATGGGGCCCTGGCTGAGATGTTTGCCATATTTGCGGCAATACGACCACCGTCTTGAACTGCAGTAGACGGTCTCTCTACACCACCAAACAATATGGCGTCATACGCCTCTGGTGATAATCCTGCTTGCCATCTCACTGAGTTTTCCGATACTTGTCAAGGAGTGATGTCAGTTCTTCTGTTGGGTACATTCGGGAAATAGCTGCAATCTCATCCATGGCTGATTGTTCTGGAGACCTTTGTGGTATGCCTGCTTGTAAAGAGTTTATCCCAGGACCAAAGTCTGCTCCTGTAGTAATCGGAGAGTTTGGTCGTTCTGTCGGGCGTAGTAGATCCGGCAGTGATCCCGGTGCCGTGTACTTGACTTCTGTTGGCGGCTTGCCTGTTGGCATTGCTTGTTTGGCGCGAGTTATGTTTGCTTTGTCTCCGTAGGTAGCAACATCACGCAGGTCTGACCTATTTGGATAGTTTGGCATTATTGTCCTCCTAGTTGAGCAAGGAGACCTTCCAGACCTCCACCACCAGGTGCTACTGGCTGCTCAGCACCCATCCCTGGTGCGGCAAGGCCAGGCATTGTTTCTGGGGCTCCCATTGGAGCCATGGCTGCTTGTCGATCTTGTGCGCGCTGCTGTGTGCGTGATACGGCCTCATACAGCGGCAAGTCCTTCTCGATAACAAGGCGCGTTAGATAGGCTAAGTCATCTGGTTGGTATGGACCCATTGGGTCTACTGCTTGTTGCTGAATGGATGTGAGCAATGCAGACTCAATACCCTCAACGATGATTCTGTCGTGTTCCATGTCCGGATCGTCAATCATTGGATCGGACTCACGTGCTGATTCAAGCGACATCAATCCAGCACCAAGACGCTGACCCAACGAAACAACAAGACTGTTTACATCTGAACCAGCAGCCGAATAAGATACGTAATGGAAATCCGATTCCCAGATCTTATTGGGAACATACGACGATGTATAGCCCCCACTGCGACCAGGGATATAAAAGGACTTTGTTTGCTTGCCCCAGTATGCTTGTTCTATGGCAATAGCAATCTTGTCTTCTTCAAGGAGTGACGACTCAAATGTTGCTTGAGCTTCTTGGATGCGGAAGTCCACTGTCGAAGACAGAACGTTTTCTCCGCGACGACCTGTGCGGATATTGCTTGCGGACTCGCCGCCAAACTCTGCAGGAATCGATCCCTCAAGTCTTTCCTGCCGTTCCAAACGATCCAAAGCAGTGTCCGTTTTGTAGCCAGGATTGATCTGTTGTTGTTGAAGATCTCCACCTTTGACAATTCCTAGTTGACCGGATTTGCCGTCAGCCACCTGGACAATGACCGGGTTTTCGTTTGGTCGAGCAACAAGGTATTCTTCTGGGAAGATACCACGTTCAATAGCAATTTCGGTAAGAGCCTGCAAACGGGCACGTGTATAATACATGCCAAGTACGCCATCAAATTGACCACGTGGTTTGTCCAATGTGATCCTGTTCGGAACAACGGCTAATGGGCGTCCGGTTCTGTTTGGAATAGACTCAAGTAGCAGCGTAGGTACACCCGAGTTCTCTGCACGGTTAAAATCGTTGTCGTGGTCGGCACCCACAATGACTAGCTGGATGTCGGTAGCCGAGACATACTCCAACATGGTGAACTTGCTGTCTTGGCTGACACGACCCATGCGCAGGTTACCAATAGCCTCTTCGCCATAACGAGATAGCAAGTACTGGGCTGTTGCGCGATATGTAAAAATGCAATCAGATGGAAGTGGATCATCCATGTCATCAACTGGTGCAGCGTATGTATTAAGTGGGTTGATCACGGTCCATTTAGGTATAAGTGTTCCAAAGTCTGGCTTTAAATAAACAGGTGACGAAGCATAGCCAAGTAGGTGTCGTGCTCGGCGACGCATCTTTTGTGGCATCCTGTTGTGAGCCCACATTGCTTGCATCGCTTGTTTGCGCGTCTTGGCAGTTTTTTTGCTCCACTCACTTCCGTCTTTTACTGGAGGAAAGTACGGTGCCGGCATGGTTGATGCAACACGCATTGACATCTGATCCAGACCAACGACCAACAGGTTGGCTACCGATGCTGTGGCTGACTTGTCTAGCTCGTTAAGCGGAATGATGACATCGCCGTTAGCCAGTTCTCGAACCTTTTTCATTTGCTCATGCAATGGCCCAAGGATGCGCTTACGCTCTTCGTAGAGCGCAACAATTTGTTCAGCAGTTAACATTTAGTCCAATCCTAGATCATATTCAAAATTGTCTTTTTCTCCAGAAATACGAGAAGTTTCTCGGAGGTTAATTTCATCCTGAATGTTGCGCATTTGTCCAGTAATTCTTCGTTGTTGTGCTTGTGTTTTAGCGCTATTAAGTTTGCTGGCAAGAGTACCCAACTCTGCTTTTAGTTGTTGAACAGATTCTGAAACATCATCTACGTATCCAGATAGTGCGTTTGTTCCACCTTGTGCGCCTTGACGTGCTTGTGCAGCAGCCAAATCATTTGCTGCTCCAGACATTCCTATTTGTCCTGGGATCATATTAAGATCGCCCAAAGTATTTTCTCCGGCCTCAAAAGGACGATTAGGCGCGCCTGGTCGTCGCAATCTTGGTATGTCACTTGATGGATTATTAAATCTTTGATTGACGCTTGCTTCCCAATCAGCGACAGAAACTTCCGGCATTGCACTGCGAGGAGTGCGCGCTACCGGGATGGTAGGTGCTTGTGCGTTTGTACTTCCAAAGAACCTTCTTGATACCTCACTTACCCAATCTTCTTGTTGCAGAACATTTGTATCTGGCTGTATTGCTGGCATCTCTAGTTCGGCTCTGTGCGCTGCCATACGTGCGTTTTCTGCTGCAGCACCAGCCCGAGCTGCTTCGCCTTCTGGAGTAGAAATATCTGCTACGTGTCGGGCAATTCTTCTTTCTTCAACGGCTTGTCGTATTGCGTGCCACTTTTCTGGATCTGTAGCAAGTAGTTCGCGGTTGGCCATGCCCCATGCATCGTCTTTTGCATCTGCAGCTTCGGTCCAATGTGGCTTCTTTGGAGTAGTGGTCGTAACTGCTTCGTTGTTCCATTTGGTTATGGCAGCAGCTTCTTTTTGGCGAATAGCAGAAATCTCAGCACGGAGTTTTGTGTTAGCTGCTATATCGGCATCCATTTTTGCCTGTGTATAACCGTCTTTACCAAGTTGTGCTTTAAGCTCTCTTTCGTTGAGTTTTAGTGGCAACTCTGTTAATTGTGGTTCCGGTGTTCCGTCTGGATGTACGGTTGTACGATTTACAGAAGCAGTTTTTGCACGCGGTTTTGGTGCTTCTGCAAACCTAAATTGATTTGCAAATGGGTTTTCCTGCATAACAGCTTCTTCTGACCAGGCCTGATACGCCTGTCGGTGTGCTTCGTACGCTGCTTTTATTTCTGTTTTGTTGAGTCCTTGTGCTCTTAAATCATCTGGGCGAGGCTTAACTGGTGCAGGCACCCCATCTGGACGAACGCTTGCACCTGAACGAAGTGCGGTTTGCGAAGTTCTTCCAGGACCACTGGCGGATTTTTGCTGCAATCGAGCAAGTTCGCTTCTTAGTTTGGCAACATCGGCAGGGGTTTCACCAGAGACTGGAATATCGTATTTTTTGGCAAGAGCCAAAACTTCGTCATCAGATCCGTTGGCTATCGTTTCAGCAGCGTCTGCAGAAGCTGTTCGGTTGGCTTGGAAGGATCTCTCAAATGGTGTGTCTCGAATTGGTGCTGACGGCAAGTTGTCAACCCGGGCAATTTTCCCTGCATAATCGTTTGGACCAAACGGAACATCAAAATCATCTGCGTTACCAGCGTCAGTAAATGCAGCGTCAACCTGGGCAACTGTTGGTTTGTCAGCGTTGAGTCCAAGAGCAACATCTTCTTGACTTCTTGCTCCCTGTAGTGCTGTTCTTTGCTGAGCAAGACTGTCGTTAATGTCAACACGAGATTGACGGAAACTACGTGGCATAGTGCTAGCTACATCAGAATTTGTTGTCTTTGTAAGAAGTGCTTTTTTGGCAACATTTTCCGGTTTGTTTACGATTTCGGAAAACAGTGCAGGGTTTTCTACTCTCATTGCTTGAGCTTCTCGTGATGAAAACCAATCAGCATACGCTCTTGCGTCGGCTATATCATTTTCTTTTTGTAGTGCTTCTGTTTTTGCAACACCCATTACATCGTCAAGTTCTCCGGCAAGGAGTTTTTTGTCGGCAACTTGTTGACGAAAACGAACAGATTTAATAAGTTTGTCTACTGTTTCTTGTCCGTACTCGGCAACAATTTCATCGTATTGTGTGTTTGCTGTTCCACTGTCAGCAAGATCTGATAACTGTGCATTGGAACGATTAAGCATATCGTTGCTTAGTTTTTTAAACGTTTCGGGGTCCATTGTTTTTGTTGGTGCTTTTGTAGTACCCAATGAAGTTACTGGTTTGCGAGGCATTGACCCTTCGCCAATTACCGGTTTTTCTGTTACTGCTTTGCTTGAGTAAACAAACGGTTCTTCTGCTTGTATTTTACCCGAAGCAACATCGCGGTTATACTGTTGCAACTTCTTGCCGCGTAGTTTTGGTGCTGTTGGGAATTCTCCCTGCGTTACCGTTGCTCCAGCATTTGCTTTCTCTTGAGCTGCTTTAATAACTTGTTCCGTTGTTACAGCGCCCTCGGCTCTTTTAGCTGACGTTGCGGCGGTTCTTGTTTGTTCTGCAATTTTTTCTGCAGCCTTACGTTCGGTAGTATTGGCAAATTTTGTTCTTGGCGTACGGAGTTTAGGTTTTCCGGTAGCAACGTCTATTCCATCGAAGTGAGGCGTGCCTGGCTTGCCGGATTTGGTTTTACGCAAGGTAAACTGCACCCCAGTACCTTCTTCTATGCCTATCATTGGGTTGCTTGGGTCAACCGTGTACTTGATGCCTTTATGTTCGAGGATGTTTGCTGTTGGGGCTGACGTTGGGTTTAGATTGCCAACTGGTTGTGCACCGGCATCTTCAATAAACATGCCGCGGTCCATCGGCGATCTACGTCCAAATCGATTACCACCAAAAATATCTGCTCGGGATGTCCTTTGTCCGGATATTCCAGAAAGGTCGTTAACACTAGTAGTACCGCTTGCGGTGCCGCTTGACGTGCCATATGGCCTGCTATTAGACCAATCATCTAATACTGATTGAGCAATACTGTCATTCTTATCAATCCAGGCAGTTAACTCCGGGTCATGGTCAAGGTTGCTTTCGTCCATATTTTTTCTAAGTTCTGCAGCAAAATCGCGAGGAGCCGCGGCACCGGTAGGTGCTTCAGCTGCTGCCGCATTGGCGGTTTCTTTAGCTAATTTATTTCTTGCTTTTGTAGCTGCACCTTTTTGCGCAGGAGTTAACGTTGGCAAAGCATCTGGTGCAACTACTTTAAGCGTGTCGGTTTCTGGCACCAAAGAATCAGTTCTTATTTGTTTCCAATCACTTAAGGACAACGTGCCATCCATTGTTTGTGCGGTTTGTTCTGCTTCGATTTCTTGCAACAATTTTTGGTGTGCCCGGTAGGCCGGACCCTCTGCTGCTGTTGGTGCAGTTGTCCATGGTTGCACTGGTTCTGTCTGTACTACCGGTGGTTTAATTTCGCTGTTTCTTGCTACTACGGCAGCAGCGTTTTCCATTCTGTCTGCACTAGTAAGTGGCTTTGGTGTTTCCACTGTTTCCGGAATGCGTTCAAATTTTGGAGCACGGATTTCACCAAGAGGTGCATTGCTACTTCTTAGTTCGCCCAATGGAGTCCTGTAAAACGTTTCAGCTGATGCGGCGTCGTCTGCCCAAGGAGCAATTTTGGGCGCATACCCCCTACGTTTGTTTTGAATTTTTTGAATAGTTGATTTAATTTTTGGAACAACTGTTGACGGTTTTTCTGCGGCTGCGGCTGCGGCTGCAGCGTCTGCCGCTTGTTGTCGAGCAATAGGATCAACAATCTTTGGGGCAGTTGGTGGTTTTGGTGATGCTGTACCTGGCTTGTAAGACGGAGAAAATGGAGAATAATCCATTGTTGCTGCAATGTCGTCAGCTGCCTTAATGGCGTCATCGGTCAATGTCGGGGCGCCAACTACTTTATTTAATGCTTTGCTTAATGTTGGGCCAACAATAGGAGCTAGTTTACTTGCTACACCTTCAATTACTGTACCACCAACCAAATCTATTGCACCCAAAACTGCGGCTTTTTTGGCTGCTTCACCAGAACTATCTGATGTGTCCCACGGATCCAACATGTTGTATGCATAATTTGTGAGACCAGTGCCGATGGCACTACCCTGCTTGCCACCGAGAATGCCACCAGCAACAGCACCAACCGTAGTAATTAATGCTTCTTCGGCTGGCATTCCAAATATTTCAGGTCGTTTAAACTCTTTCCGGAGTTTTTCTGCATTCTTGCTATAAGCAGTAAGGGCCGAATCTCCCTTACCAGAAGTTCCATACGACCAAGGTCCGTTTTCGTCGCCGGCAATTCCAAAAATAGAGTCTGGTACTGGAAGATCAGCCGTGTTTGGTTTCCACGTAATTCCCATATCTTTTGTAACTTGATCGAGTGTCTTTTCCGTAACCTTTGGTGTTTTCGTTGGTTGTGCTTGCTTCATCCCCATGCGCACGTTTGGTCCAGAAATGTTGCCGGTTTTAAGTACGGTCTTTGGAGGTGCGTCGGTTACCGGTATTGTGGTTGGAGTTGTTGTCGGCGCAGTAGTAGTTGGAGAAGAAGGCACTGTAGTTGTTGGAACAACATTACCAAGCGAAGTGGTTGTTTGAGGTGCCATATACGAAGTGCTTGGATTTCGGTAACCAGCAGGTGCGCTTGTTCCAGTTGTACCCGTTACAACGGGTGGGGTTGTTCCAGTTGTACCCGTTACAACGGGGGGATCAGTTAATTTGCTATCGGCAAGACTGCCATCGCTTCCAGTACCAGTATTAAATCGTGCTCTGTCTCCAGGGGTGTAGAACCCTTCACGAGAAACTTGTCCACTTTGGAACTTGTCGCGAAGAGCTTGCTTGTCTACCGACTTACCTGCAGCAGAGAGTTCTTCCGTACGGGTCTTAACATAAAATTGCTGACGTGCTTGTTCTGGGGCAAGATTTGGATGTGCTTGAACAAAGGCGACGCGTTCTTGCTTCCTCTGTGCTACCGCAGCAGGATCAGGCTTCTTTTTCGCCATCTACATTCGTCCTAATCTCGTGATATATCTGTAACGACATAGTACCACAAAATTAAATCCAGCTTGGTCGCCACAACTTTGGTGGCAGTACTGGCTGAATCATTTGCGGAACATGAAGCTCAGCAAACCAGTGAGCCATCACCAGGTCGGTGCCATGTTTCTTACCTCTTGTCCAAGATGACATCTCATCAACAAGAGAAAGCGTTTTCCAACTGCCCGACATGGTTGGAAGTCTTACTTGCCCCGTCCTCCAAAGTGGCGGGAGAAGGGCTTCGATGCCAAGACTTTCATCCAGCTTGTTGCGCGACGTGGTGTGTGCGATGACACTGACCGAATGTAGCGCCTGCCACTTTCGTACAAAGTCATGAGCGAGGAGAAACCTTTGCGCAGCATTTACTTCCACAATCCAGTGCGATATCGGATAACCCATCTCCATCGCGCGATTTTGCCACTCTTCCATAACGCCCGAATATTCTCTGGAACCGGTGTCATAACCAAGTAACTCCTCTGCGGTCAATTTGACGCGCGCTAGATCAACCAGGTACCTGAGATTTGTTTCTGGTTGGTACAACCACCACTGTATACCCCAAAACTCAGTAGGACTAGGGTCGACAGTGGCGATGCTGATAATTGGTGGAGCCAAGTTGTGCGGGATGTGTCCCGGCTGGCGATCTTTGTCGATGCAGCCCGGGTACAGAACTCCGTCTGGTCCCATTCCACCAGTTGCCCACACACGTTCAATCAGATAGTGACCATCGGCAAGGTCTTCTTGCTGGTAAACAACTCGGAACTTTTTTGGACTGTTGTGTTTGACGTACGAAAGATCTTTCCATGACAAACGGAACGGCTCAAGTAGTGGCCCTTCCGGCCAGGCTGGTGCTGTCATCTTCCTTGACGCTGGTCCGGTGTCTAATTCTTCGTAATACGCCTTATAAATAAGATGTTTGTACTTGTGCGTCTTGATTGGCTCTTCATTTCCAAGTTCTTTGACGTCTTCACCGGTGTATGACTCGTCTTCCTCTGCGTCATACGACACTTTGGACAAACAATGTGCGTAAAGGTCCAACGGACTCAGCCTTTGGCCAATAACTGCAAGCAAACCACCCGGATCTACACGGGCTTCTGCCATTGCATCCCATCTTTCAAGCAGTTTGTCCCTACCTACAGACTCTTTTGAGTTCTCTGTGCTGGCTACGTCGTCAAATAGGCACAGATCTGCACGGTGACCAATGAATTCCGACTCAATACCGTACGCAGACACGGTTGGTTCCTTGTTATCTAGTGATTCTCCGGCGTATTGGTCAACAATAAACTCTTCCGCACGCCACAAAGCGCCCAAGTTCTGTGGTTTGAACCTTCCGTAGTCAATAGCAAGGCACGCTTCTGCATCAATAGCTAGTCCACGCTTCACCATTTCTGGGTCCGGCTTCAGTGGGATGGTTCTTTCGAGTGTCTCACGGATACGACGGCTATACATCTTGGCCAACGTTTGTGATACTGAACCGATCATTACGCGTATGTGTCGATTCTTTACTATCTGCCACACAGCTACGTCGTGGAACAGGGTACTCTTGCCGGCACCAGGCGGTACGTTGAGTACACAGAACTGTTTCTCCGGGTGATCCAACATCTCTACAATCTTGTATGCAGCATCAACCTGCCATGGAGAGGGCACACGGCCCAAGTACACACGACGGAAATAGTCGAAGTCTTCTATACCGCGCTGTGCGCGAGGGGACAGTCTTCCGTTAGGAACAACAGGGGGCATGTCTTTGTTCTGGATGTTGTTCAATGCCAGTGCATTACCGCCACCGGTCTTGGCTGCGCGCAAACCTGCAAGCTCTGCTTGATCTAATTGTGCAGCTGTAGCTTTTGCTTTAGAGTTCCATGCCAGTGCAGTCTGGTAGGAGATGCCAGCCATGCGTGCACATTCTTTGAGACCCATACCGGTTTGGAGTGCTTGCCAGAATATTGCCCTGTCTTCCGCGCTGACGGCTCTCTTACCTTGTTTCATGTAGTAATATCTTACCATGAAGGAACTAACAGACAAAGAACTACTCGCCGATGCGTTGGCTGCTGCCGATGCTTGGCGAAAGAAAAAAATTAAAGAAGGGCTCCACGTAGACGCAAACAAGGAGTAGTGTGCTACACTCACCAACACACCTGTCGGGAAGACAGCACACTAGCTAGTTCCAAGAGCCAGACCCCATTAAGTAGTTAAGTGAGCAACGGGTGGGGAGGCTAATCGTGACCGGAAACGGAGTTCGATTCCCATGCTCACACACATAGTGAGGGAATAGAAAGAAGAACAGGTGTCGGCTAGAAAGAATAGCTACGGCGGCCTGGGTTGGAGGACCGAAGCGTGGGGGGAGCATTACTCGGTCTGCTGGGTGCTTCTTTTTTTTATTCTTTTTTGTTTTTCTTCTTTAGCGGCCATCCCCCTGGTGATATATCACCCTGACTAAAACAATATATATCGGTGGCCCCAGAAAACACCTATGGGTAGCTAATCGATATGTACAAACCGGTGAGGAGGGTTATTATTATACCCCCGGGGTACAAATAAAGGCAGTACCCTAGTCGCAATTTCTACGACTAGGATACTGCGAGGTGAATAGGACACCTATTCGGGAACACTCTGCGCAAGTCAGACCCGAAAGGCTTGCTCGTACCGTATCGCCTAAGCGATTTGGAACACGAGACTGATCGCACCTGTAAGAAGGTTGACACGCTCTTGGTCTACCACTTGTGCGCCCAATGTCTTTACTTGGGATGCGCCGAAGCGATTGACTGCGTTTACCGTCATACCTGCGACAGGCGAGTAGTCCACTGAGACTTGTAAGCCCCATATAGCCTTCTCTTTACCTGCGACAGTTACGACGCCAACTTTCGTAAAGGTTGCGATAGGCAACGACGGTGAAGTCATCACTTACCCTTTCCGTTACTTGCCACCAATTGGTGACAATTCAAGTCTGCCGAACGGGCGAACGACGCTCGCTTAGGCAAACACTTGTTCGGCGAACGCTTGTTCGTACATATGCTATAGCGTACGCCTAATGATATTGGTGGGCTATGCCCAATGATTGTGGTGGGCGTAATGATGGTGGTAGGACAACCACAAACTACCACCATCACTAGCCTTTCTCTGTATCTCTATGCGCTAACCAAGGGGTTAGTCAACGCATTGGATACAGCAGACTTCAACTCAAACACTAGATCCTGTAGAAAGAACAGTTGGTTGTACTTATCGTCATAGCCTTCAGTTTCACCTGATGCTATCCAACTCTCTATCTCATTGATCGCTGCCAACGCCTTTGGGATATTCATTGTGATATCCGAGTGTTCATCCACTCACCAAGTGCCAGTGGCAACACTTGATCCAAGCGCAAGCCTGATGCTTTGACCATTCGCTCTGCGATAAGCGATATCTCATTGATACCTTCGGTATCCTCAACAGCCATAGACCAGCCTGCTAACTCTGCGTCAATGTTGTCCATAACAGCGTCAAAGCCCTTGTTGCCAGCACTTTCGATCTTGGCGTGTATCTCACACATACCGTTATCGTATTCGTCTGGCGCGTTCAGGTAGATAACCCTAAAGCGTAGTTCACGGGCTTTGCCATCGGCTGACCAATCAATACGACTGTCAACTTGGTATGAAGTTGAGCAATACGCAATCGCTGCTGCTAAAGCATCGTCAAGCACTTGTTGTGCGTACCATACTCTGGCATAGTTTGCCTTTGTTGCTGCCTCAATGCCAGCCTTTGTGCTTCTCTTTGGGATTGGGTATGTGCCAACGACAGCCCATTCACCCAAGTTCTCAAACAGGTACTGGATTGCTTTGGTTGCCAATGACTGTACTTTCTTTTGCTTCTTGACATAAGCAGCCCTTGGCTTTGGCGTTGGCTTGGCTGGTGGATCACTAAGCCTAAATCTAGGCGATGCTGGATGGGCTGGTGATACCTGTACTTTCCTTGCACTAGCACTTGCTGATGGGGTTTTCATTGCTTTCTCCTTGTTTGGTTATGTTTGGTTATTCTTGGGCAGGTTGCCCACTCTAATCGTGCCGAACGGCTGAACGACGCTCGGCAAGCGTTAGTATTACTAAACCTAGTTATATATTCCCTATCCCACCACATAGCACCGTGAGTAAATGAGTTGGCGCATCTCCCGCGTATGCTATGTGATGGTGGTGGGCGAATTACTTACTGATTACCCATCCCACGATGGTCAGTACGAGCATTATCTTGATTGACAGCGTAGTCATAATCATTCCTGCTCTGCGTCTGGATCTGCGAAATGGTCGTGACCAATCTGCTTGATCACATACATCATCTTTTCGTAAATCTCAGGCATTTCCTCCTTGAGTTTAGGTGGCATCTGCTGTGCTTCGGCTAAGCCTGTAATCATTTTCCTTTGCTTGACCGTCAAAGCGTCAAATGCTTTCCTATACGCCTTCTCATCTTCTTTGTCATCACCAAACGGCAGGTAGAACTCCTGATCGTCTACATTGCCATCAGCGTGACTGATACTAATGGCTACACCACCAGGTGTTGTCATAGCAGAAAAGAATGATTTCTTCATCTGTACACACATCAGCAATGACATATAATTGCTGGCATTGTGTAACGACAGCAACAGTTCCTTGTTCTCAAGAAACTCAAGCATATGGTCAGCCGTTTTGGTGCCCATAGCACCTTTCATACGACAAGCCACTGCTTCTCCACCACCTACGCCAGAGTAAGCCTCCATATTAGGACCTACCTGTTCGATGTGATCATCAGCATCAAATTGCTCGTGAGTAATACGCTGACCAACACACAACACTGCCTTGACATTGGTGCTTGCCATCATCTCATTTGCTAGTGGTATTGACTGACGCAACAGGTCAAGTTGTAACCTTGACCATTCGTCACTGATTTTGCTACCCTCAGCGTCTGTAATTGCCTTGAGTTCTTTCATTAGTTCATCCATTAGCGCTTTCCTCCTTGTAGGCGTCTCATTAGTTTTTCTGCTTGTGTCACATTCATTACTTGCGTTACACGATACCTGTTCTTGATGTACTCAATGTCTTTGAGCAAGTTATGGTTTGATGAGTTACCAGCAGCACCAGTAACTTCGCCATCGCTTACCCAAATGAGTGGTTGTGATGAACGCTCCCTAAGTGATGCACCATAGATAAGTGCAGGACCATCAACACAGTTATTGCCAGGCACCGTAGGTAATGTACGCACCATACGACCTTTCTTAGCAATAACCCAAGTGTTTGGCTGAGTTGACTTATTGAGTCCACCAGAGTACATAATAACTGTTGCCCCTGCTGAACACTTAAGCAAACGATCAAGATCATCCTCAGACAATTGCATTGATCCTGACGCGTCAATAACTACTACGCCTCCCAATGCCCTTGTCTTACGAGAAAAGATACGCCTGTCTGGATCAGTAACAATCCTGTTGATGTATCTTGGCTCTCTGCCACTGTCGTTAGCTATAGTCCTGCGACCAAGTTTGCCAGTGTGATTGATGCTAAGTTCAGGCTTGGATACAACAAGTTGTTCCCAATTGCCAATCAAATCATCTCTCTTTGGATGCGCTCTGCTTGGCTTATCCAAAACTCTCTTTTGGTCTCGCTCAGCCCTACGCTCACCTGCTTCCCTACGCACATTGTCAGAGTAGTTGTCTATCCACTCAGCAAACTGCTTCCAATATTTGACAGAACGCTTCCTGCTCCAATCGTTTGGGTTATTGATACCGGCTAATCGAGTGCCATATCTGCTGTATCCGTCATACATCAAGTCAATACAAGTTGACTCAAAGTCATTGAGTTGCATCTTGATGGCTGGATCTTTGACAGAGCGCACTAGTTCTGTAAATGCGTCTGTGCCTACGTGAGACATAGCAGCAAGAATTGCCTGCTTTGGTGGATTACCTTCGCTGAGATAAGCACTAAGCAAACCAGTATCAACAGTTCCAACGCTTGGATCTTCGCCAAATGCGTGTCGATAACGCACATTCGCAAATATACGATTAGCCGTCTCAATGCTGTGCTCTGATACGTGCCATTGCTTGGCTCGTTTCTCTGCGTAGGGCAAGTCGTAACGACTACGGATAAGCACATAATCACGAATGATTGCGGCTGGCTCACTGTCACCTGTTGGTGCTTTGTATGTGTTTCTCCCTGCCTTTGTCTTGGCAAAAGAAACACCAACAGCGTCTAGTGAAAACGCTTCCCCAGTACTTTGGTAAGTTTGGGTTTGGATCATCGGTCTGTCTGGTAGTACTTCTGGTGCTACCACATTGACTGATGCTTTCTTCCTAGCGATACCCATTAAAACACCTCCTTGTTAGGTGATACTAGATCTGCTGACTCTGCCGAAACGATAGACAAAGAACTGATGATGCTCTTGGCAATGCGTGGTAGGCAGATGTGTGCTGATGACTTGAGGTCATTGCTTGCTGTCAATAGTTGCGCAAAGGCAAAGAATGAACGCAATGAGTAACGATCTGCGTCATCTCGCATTGAGTATTCCAATGCAATGTCACGCAGGTTCTCTGGCAATGCCAAGATGGCATCAGGGTGTGGCTTTTCGATTTCTACACGAACAACCAATCTGTCAAGTACTGCTGGTGACAAATCGTCTGGCTCTCCGTTCATCGTTGCCACAACACTAAACCCAGCAGCAGGGCGAATGATCTCGCCTGTCTCTGGGTGTTCGTATGAACTTGACGTAACGGTGTCAATGATTGCCATAAGCCGTGACTCAATGTCACCGTTTACACGGTTGATTTCGTCTACAACCAAGCGACCACCAGTGCGCCAAGCCTTGATGGCAACGCCTTCCTGAAACTTCCAGATGCCGTTGTCGTTCTGCTTGTACTTGCCGATCATATCGCCGTCTGTCATTTCGTCTGTGCAAATCAAACGGTATGACTGTTGACCGTGTAGGTGATAGTTGAGACCAAAGTAGGTCTTGCCTGTACCTGGCTTGCCGTAAAGCAATACCCTGTCCAGTCCGTGTTCCATAGCGAAGTTCGCCATTTCCCAATCTGCTATTGCTGGTGCTTTCGTTGATGTTGCCATTTTATTTCCCTGCTTTCTTGTTGGTGATTACTTGGTTGTATAACTCTCTACATTCGTCAGCAAGAGTGCCTGACCCGTTGGTTTCTGTTTGTGGATTGCCCTTGTCATCCTTAAAGCGAATGACAGAGATGATGTTTTTGTCATCTACTGCAAGAGACAAACGAACTCGCCTACGCTGTGCGTGTTGGCTTGGTCGTACATCTTCTTCATCATTACCTAATGGTGATGCCCAACCACAAGTGACAATGATAAAGCGTGGCTCAATGAACGCTGTAAGCGCTTCCAAGACATTCTCATCCTTGAGAAGTTTGTAAACATCTCCGTGACTAGAAAGAAACTCGGCATCGCCATTGTCATCCAGATAGTAAATACTGGCAGCAGACATATCAAAAGCACTTGTATTTGGCTTTTTCCTGTCTGCTTTGTATAGCTTGGCTTCACAAACCCCTAAGGCTTGCGTGGTGGATACGGACATAATTTGCTCTCCCTTGCTTGGTCTGTCTTGGGCTGGTTGCCCACTCTCAGACTGCCGACCCGACGAACGACGCCCCCCAAGTAGTGCACTACAGTATTAAGCCGTAACGCAAAACTACCCCCCAAACTAATGCTTGAGGGGTAGTAATGGCAGTGGTGGTGGTGGTGGTGGTGGTGGTGGTGGTGGCTACTCCGTAGCGTAGAATTCGGAAAACGTAGACACAACTTGGTCACGCAATTGCGAATACTCTTCGAAATTATTCTCAATCATGTGGTACGGCATGTCCGAGAATGCAGCTAATAGCCTGCCCGGTGTGTTAGTAACAAACTCATCGCTGCTGATATCTATCACACTGCTAGTTACTTGACCGGTACCAAGAGTCCTGACGTACCCATACATGTAGCCGGATGTGTTGTTGAATAGCATGATCTCAACGTTTGTTGAGCCTCCCAATCCAGCATACGCACCGAATCTAATTGCTGTTGCTGTTAGTCCCGGCGTTGTAAACGCTACTACTGAAAGAAACTCTGACTCCAGCAGGTGGGATATGTTGTCATCGGATGCAATTGGTATTGCCATGATTGCATCTTCGTCAGCTGCATCGACAAGCTCTCCGGTTAAGGCAGCATTTGCTTGTTTGGCAACAATGGCATACAGATAGGTATCTTTACCTGTGCGTGGGCCGGCTGATAGTTGTCTCTCTATCTCACCGTATGCAGCTAGAAAGTATTCTTGTGTTCCTGGCTCTGTCATGTACTGCTCCTTTGTTTGTGGCGGAATCCCGCCGTTGTCATCGTGCCGAACGGCCGAACGACGCCGGCTAGAGGCTTAGGGTGAGGCTAATATCGTGCATTGCCTCGTCAACCTCAGCTTTGGTTAGCTGTGATGCCATATGTACTGCTGCTTCTCTTGCTACATCTCTTGCTGCCTCGTTGGTGTTATTCAGTACTTCCGAGATCAGTTCTTTCAATACGGTTACGCTTGGCTGGCTCATGTATTTCCTCCATTGTTTCTCCGTTGCGGGAATGATTATATTGATTGTGACATACCGGTGGGTATGTTTTGATGTGTGTAGTGATCTTATCTCCACATTTAGGGCATTGCCAGTTAGTCATACCAAACAGTCCTCGCATTTTTTAACGTAACCTTGTGTGTCACCCAAAATACCAAGTTGTGTGAACTTTGGCGTGGTTACAACGTATGCGCCGTCTATTTCTTCCCAGCGTTCTCCGCTGTCCCATCCAGTTCCACCACAAACATCACAGTTGTTTACAGTGGCAGTCATCTTGCTTTTGCGGCCGGCACGGAACACTTCTTTAACCCTGTGCAGGCTAGGAAACGATTTGTCTGCCTCAAGTACGGCCAAAGCAGCCTTAACTTCTTCTTCCTCCACGTTGAGTATAAGGTACTCGTCGTGCAGCCAAGCTTTTTTTACTGTGTTCCTAGCAATGTTGTCTTTGGGAAAAAAGCCACACAGCCTGTCCACAAATAGCTCAATGTACATTGGTTTCATAGTTCTACTCCCTGTTGTATATGTATCCGTAGTCGGTCAATTACGGAGTTTTGCTCTTTGATGATATCAAGTGCTTCGGCGTATGCCTGGTGCCGTTGGGATAATTCCACTGACAACAAGGCTTTCTCCTCTCGAAGCCTGTCTAGGGCCACCTGTAAATCCATGCTTACTTGACTTAAAAACTGCTCTTCTTCGCTCATTTCTTGCTCCTTGTAGCCAATTCCTTTTGGAATTCGGTTATTACATGAATCAGTATGTCCGTGTCGGAAGCACCAACCCAGGTCTTCTCTAACAAGCGTATCGCATCAACCAGTACCCGTGTTGGTATCATGACACCGGCCAACGCTTTAACCCAAGCAACACAAGCCTTTCGGCGGGTGTTTTGCCACCCCACACACCGTGTGTCATCACGTTGTCGTTTGCATATTCCAAACAGGCGCGCTTAACCGTGCATGATTTACATACTGCCTTGGCTGCATCGATGTGCTTTTGGTTGTAGCCAAGCTTGCCAAAGAAAATGTCTCCGGTCATGCCCAAACAGGCAGCATCTTCTCGCCATTCCCAGCTTTTGTTCTTGAGTGACCAGGAACTCAATATCTCCATTGACAGCTCCTTGCTCCGTTGTTGCTTAGTCTGCTGAGGCTTCTTTACTCTCCCCATGGACTAAAACTATTGCCCGCTGCTTCGTACACTGCTAATGCTGCCATTAGATTGACTGCCGGGATGAGTAACTCGTTGCAATCCTTGAGTATCTTTTGCGCCTGTAGGTACCCCTTGAACGCGTACTTGTTTGGCAAACACCACGTTTTGTCGTTGATTTGCATAAGGCCATAGTCCGAGGAGCCGTCTTGATTTAATGTAGAGTTCAGCGCACCAGGCCGGCACCTTGACTCTCGGTGCATCAATCTGTCTAATGTAGAAAGGTTCTGGATGCGCCACCCTACAGACAGCGCAAGCTCTCGCCATTGTGGACACAAGCCTGATTTTTTCGCAGCATGAGCAACGCCCGATGGCATAACTGACATAATCAAGGACATGGCTATAATCGTAAGTCGTTTCATATGATTCCTCCGAGTTTATCATTTGAGACCTGCCTTTTTGAGTAATTCTACTAGTGCCTCTAGGGTTAACACTGCGTATTGTGAGCCGGCATCACCGTGTCCACGTCGTTTGGCAACAACGATACCGTATTCTGCGTTGGCATTTCCTCTCTCTACTTCGGCTTCTTTGAGCCAGCCTGAAAAGTTCAAGGTCTTGTGATCCTTGCACTCCCAAACAAGCTTTTTGTTTGTACCGGCTATGTCACCTTTGTCGTGCACACCACTGAGTGTTCTGCGCTCTACGTTTGGATAAGTAGCTTTAAGGTAACCAACAATCAATGTTTCGAATGCTGTGCCTTTGGCTTTACTCTTGCTCATACAACCTCAATCCATACACGCATGGATCTCCGCCTTGATCCCACTCATCGAGTTCTTCGTCTGATTGAGGCAAGCCTTCGTGTGTGTTGCACACAGCAGCAGAACAAAACTTGTTTTTTATTCCGTACTCTATCCACTCATGAATGTTCATGGATCTCTTTCCAGTCGGCGTGACTGCCAAGCATAAGTCTTTCATCAGGTCTAAGCGCAATCCATGTTGGACTGTCCGGATCACAAAGACAGCCAACCAGTGTCAAACCATTACTCCTAATCAAAGAAGCACATTTTTGACACTGGATGGTACGCATCAGAAAGGATCTTCGGGTGGTGATGCTGGTGTAACTGGCACTGCTTTGAGTGCTGTAATCAGTTGGCTAGCTTCTCCCATTGAGATGTCATTAAGAGAAGTAATGGCCCGACCAACAACTACGCCGGCGTACTCGTTACCTTCTACTTCTGTCATTCCTTGGCCTCTGATGATGGACTTGATGAGTCCAACCTGCTTTGGTGATGCACCAGCTCCTGGGTTCTTAATGGTTGGTGCTGGTTTGGGAACATTGGAAACCTGTGTTGACCCATTAAACATGCTGGCAACTTGATCCGGATTCAATTCTTGCGGTCTTGCTGCTTGTGGTGCTCGTTGTACCTTTTCCATCTCTTCGCGACTAGGGCGTGAACCCTTAGCTGCGTAACCACAGTTGGCTAGGGCTCTGCCAATTGCCGAGGTCTCACAGTTTTCTACAAAAGAAGTTTTATTGACCGGACTACTGTTGCGTGTTTCTTCTGCATAGCCACTGGCTTTTGGTCGTGCGTCGTCCGCATGGAAGTACACATCGCAACGGAAAACAACCATTGATTTGTCTGCTGTTATGTCTTCCATCATTGTTGCAATGCGACCATCCGGATGATCGTGCCAAAACTTAACAAGTCGATCTTCGACTGTCTCGTAATTATCTAAGTTGAAGTGTGCCATTGTTATTTGCTCCTTTTTGTTGTTCTTATTGTTCTGTACTCTGTCTGCTTGATGTATTTTTCTGCTAGAGCTGGGTGTTCCGACTGGAACCTTGTAGTGTCGAACGATGATTTCTTTGAGACTTTCCAAGTAACCACTTTATCTCCGTTTATTGAGCCGACATCACAGCCCTTGAGGGCCATTGCTATCTCGGTCTTTGCGTGCTCCTCCAAAGCAGCTGCCTCCGTTTTAAGAGTACGAGCTGTTTCCAATAATTCCAACACCACAACAAAACTTTCAGGCAACTCTGCGGTAGATGAGTTTGATGGGTTGAGGTAGCTTGCGTTCTCGTAACTCATCTGTGCGTTTGGTGGTACCACACCTGCGTCAATATAACCAAGGAACTCTTGGCAAGCAGCAATATGGTTTTGTTTTTCGTCCGATGTAACCACTTGTGTGTGACGATGTAGCTCCAAGTTGCTGTCAAAGATACCCCACTCAACCCTGTCTGAGTCTGCACAAATTGCCTGATGGACTCCCTGCCAATACCACATCGGGGGAAGTGAACCAGTCCACATCTTCTTGGATGTTTTGATCTCAACTGGAATGCCGTCCGGTGTTATGCCGTCAAGTGTTGCAAGCAACCGGACTGAGTTTCCGTCCGTGTTAAACGCGTAAAGAACGTCCGGTGTCGACACCTCTATATGTTCAAGGTCGGCGAACCACTCAATTAAAACAGGTTCAAGTCTGTTCCCGCGCTCCATTGCCATGTTTGCTTCTTTTGGTGTGGGCGCGTTCTCGGCGAGAAGTTCGATCGCAAGATCGGCTGTCGTCATATACGGGTTTTCCCCGTGAACTGCTGCAGCAACCGACGCGGTTATGCGGGCAAGCCCGTCTTCATCTTTCCAGCGCGCCGTTAGCCACTCTTGGCTTCCGTGGGTTGGTTTAACAATCGTGTATCTGTACCCGTTCATAATTTCTCCTTTGTTTAAGTATCCGAACTGATTGAATCATTGCGATCGGTATGTGTGTCACGTTACCAACCGTCTCCACCTTTGGCAACTCGGAATCAAACATTGTTCCGCACAAAGTGATGTAGTGTTCTTGGCAATCTTTCCATATGTAGCCAACGGTTCGCGCTATTTGATCTTCCGGTTTGTATGTGGACACTGCGGTCCACCCATTCTCTGCATCATATGCATCTCTCCATGTCACTTCCAGTAAAGTCCACGGTTCTACTGTGTGTCTGTTTAGTCCAGCCAACATGTGTACTCCGCAGTAACACGACCTTTGTCCGGATCAATAAAGTGAAGTCGCTGTGATGGTTTGCCCACTGCAGCTATAAACGCACGGGCGTACTCAGAGTGTGACTCTGTGCTGCCGGTAACAAAGATTCTTCCTGCATTTGCCATGGTCAGTGTCATTGGTGTGTGCCAGTGACCCATGTACACATCTTGGAACGGCTCAACAACACCGGTTGACCAAGCGTTGCACTTGCGCAAGATTCCAAAGGCCGGCGTACTACCACCGAATGAGTTGATCTCGTCTCCGTGCACCAGAAGGGCTCTGTAGTTTCCTACTTCAACGATCTGGTACCAGTCATTTGACATCTGCCAAGTAACATTTTTGAGATCCTTTGTTCGCTCTGATGTAATTTGATATGCCATTCTGTCGATGTTGTCGCCTGATGGCATGTCACCTTTGCGACCCAATCGACCATGGTTTCCAAACTCGCACACAACATGCACCTTGGTAAAGTGAGCGCTAAGTCGTTGAAGCATTGACTCCATAATCCCGGCAACTTCAAACAGCTGTGTGAATAGGTGTGCTTCAATTTCATACGCTTGGCCCGGAAAAATACCAACGCCTTCTACCATGTCTCCCCCAAACATGACTACGCACTCGTTCACCGGATGGTGCGACCTCTGAATTTCTGTCAGAGAAAGGACCTTCGTCACTAACTGGTCTATGCGTGTACGGCATGTAGTTACTCCATAATCTGCTGTTCGCTTACCAAGCTGCCAATCGGTTGCATGGACTAATGCTACTTCGGGGTTTTTTCCCTTGGTCATTTTGTATACCGGGAACTTTGGTGGTTTGCCAATAGCAAGACTGGCGTCTTTTGCTGCCCTGTATACGGCTTCAATGTTGTCGGCGGTTTTGCGTTGCGATCTTGCCGTTGCAAGCTGTGCTGTTTTTAGGGCCCTTCGTAACTCGATGATTTCTTCCGACTGGCTGAGCACCTCGTTGAATTCACTGGTCATTTTGTTGATCCTTTTGTTACTTGTTTTCTCCATCGGGACAAAGTGCTTGGGGATATTACGTATCCGCACTCTTTTAATGTCGCGCAAAGAACTGGCGCGCTGATTGCTATGTTTTTCAGTGCCTCCATAAAATCCCGATAAGATTCCGGATCCAATGTTTTTTGAAGATCTACTGCGTGATCGACCTTCCTCTTTGTGCTTAGCTTCTGACTGAATAAGCTTTGCGCTGGTGCTGTTGATCCTCGGGTCATTTGTCCTCCGTTGTGTAGCGATACAACCATGATACATCATGACGCATCAAGATGCAATGACCCGGGGAGATGAACCTCCAACCCGACGAAGGAGGCTCACCTCAACCCAGACAGTCACAAGGGAAAACAAGGGAGGAAAACCCTTGTGCACTGTTATTCGCAGTGTAGCAGACTCGTGCTTAAATGGCTACACGTTAGGCTTTTTTGTTGGTTGGGAGGGGGCACACTTTGTGTGCATATCTGGAACCGATTGAAGGGATTGCCTCCGCCCCACCCCCCGGCCTTCAGTCAATCAGATAAAAAAAGAAATTGCAACTATTATTTTTGGTGGTTTTCCAGATGCCCCGAAAGCTTGTCAGAAACCTTGTCTATCTTGTCTTCTGTCCGGTAAATAGTTTTGTGCATACCCCTTAAAATCCCCTGCACTACAGCGTGGTCAGCTTTGTTTTCTTTGCCTAGTTTGGCAACGACTATTGCTAGCAGACCAAAACTACCAGTAACGACAGCAGCCCAAACAGCATCCATGTCATACGGCTTTC